CAATGACGCATGGCTAGGATGGGTAAAGGTAGGTAAGGCAGTCAATGCTGATGACCGTTGTAACGGATACCAAACATCCTCACCATTCCGTGACTACCGTATCATCGCCCGTCTTGAGACAGACAACAGACACAGTAAAGAAGCTGAGATGCATAAGATATTCCAGCACTTTGCCGATGAACGTAAGGGTGAATGGTTTAAGATTGATAATGTAAAAGCTATCAAGATATTCAATCATCAAACGAAGACACTGTTTAACGAGTTCAAAAAGGAGTTAGTAGATGCGGCGTAATGGATTAACTAAGTATGATGCTCCACTGCGTATTCAATACCAGTGGGGCTATGATGCGTTTAAACGTGGCGGTAGGATGGTTAAAAAAGGTAAGATTCAAATCTTTGAAGAGAATCGCCCTAACATTGATCCCAATACTATGCAAGCCCGTGAGTGGCAGCGTGGTTGGAACGATGCCTACTATGAGCAGCTAGACAAGGTACAAACAAATGAAGCTAGAGAAAGAAGCTAAACAATGGATGAAGGAGCGATATATGAGTGATATTACAGCAACAGAATACCAGCGTAAGGCAGCAGAGACTGCCATCTTTCCTAAAGAAAAAGCCCTTGAGTATTTAACTCTTGGGCTTGCTGGTGAGGCTGGTGAGATTGCTAACAAAGTAAAGAAGCTGATACGTGATGGTGCAGACAGGGAAGATTATCACGCTAAGTTAAATGCTATAGGCCATGAGTTAGGTGATGTGTTATGGTATTGCGCCATGCTTGCTAAAGAAGTGGACATGAACCTTGGTAGAATCATGGAAGACAACTTGGAGAAACTTGCTGACAGGAAAGCTAGGAATCGCCTACAGGGTGATGGGGATAACCGATAAAAGTGAGGGGGCTTAATTGCCCCCTTTATTTTATTCAGCTTGTTTAGCTAATCTTCTTCCTATAGCTACTGCTTTCTTTAGATGGTTTACTTCAGGTTCAAGTTCTTGCATTTCTATTACAGTCTTACCATCATGTTTATTTTTATAGTATTCATCAGCCATACGTGTTTCTAGGTCTGATAGCTTAGAATATTGCGCACGATCAAATGGTGTATAAGGTTTTGTCTTATCCTGTTTAGCCTCAATAGTGGCAAGCTGCTTCGCCCTAGCTTTGTACATACGCATATATTGATTTAGCATTGCACGTTTTTCATTATCAGACTTTGCTAGGTATCTTTCAGACGTAACCAAATCACTAATACGTTTCTCTACAATAGGCCCAAGTGCTTTCTTGACTGCCGCATCTGCCATCTTATCACCTGACCCCGACACAATTTCAAACCTCTGGATACCAAACCTTTCAAACTCTTCCTCTGCAGGATTACGTTTAGCCTCACGGCGTAGACCAGTTATTTGACCAACTAAAGGACTCTGCCTGTAGACATCACCCTCACGTGTAGGGCTTTCCACTGCTGGTAAGTCCTTTGCAAGACCGGGTAAGTCTTTGGCTACAGTATTCTTCAGTGCGTTAACAAATCTTTCACCGCCACCTACACCTTCAACCTGTCTTGCATCACGTACTACAGCAGCCTCTGTATCATAAGCAGCTTGTATGTCACGGACCACACGCAGAGGTGTCATAGCACCACCAAACATTTCACCTACATAACCACCCATCATTTCACTCAGGCGTTCAGACGTTATAGTGTCTCCTTCGGCACGGATCAACTCATCCATATTTTCTAACACATAGGAACTTGCACCAGTTCTAAACTGTGCGCCAGTAAACGCTTCAAGAAACTCTTTTACATCTATCGGTTTACTATCTTCATTAGACAATTTAACTATAATATCTGCTAGTGCTAGATAAGGGGTAAGAGGAAAGAAAGGCCGCAAGTCGCTAGTACTACCATCGTCATTACGTGCTTCGTACAGTTTTATATCTTGATTATCAGCACGATATTTAATAGCACTGATTAATGCGGCTGTACCTACTAGGCTTTTAGAAAAGTCTGCACGTGCTTCAGCTAATGCCTTTGATGCTTTTGCTCCTTGTTTTTTAGCAAGGTCTATATCACCTGCAGCCTCTGCCGCTTTAGCCATATTCTTTACGTACTTACCCATGCCTACTTTATATGCAGCGGTTACTGCGCTAGTAGGCATATACTTCATCTGGAACTGCAAAGCATTAACCATAAATCTACCGAATGGAAATGCTGCTGTACCTATAGGGCCGGGAATAGGACCAAGTGCTTCATTAAACTTTAAGAAGTAATGCCCTACAGTATCACCTGCTCTGCCCGAACCCGGCTTTGGCATACGTGAAAACGTAAAGTCTAGTGAATCTTCTACAGCTTCTGATAATACTTTGGCTGGTAATGACCTACCTGCAGCAGCAAACTCTTCAAGGCTCTTGTACTGACCTGTTTTTTGTGGCTTGTCTACAATAACCCCTGCCCGTCTTAGGCGTTTATCAACAGCGTCTGTAAAGATTGCTCTACGGAAGAACAAATCCTGTGCAATGTTCAAGCCATTAAACATACGAGTTACTTTAGTAAGAGACTCACCTGCACCCTGTTCCTCTAGCGTTCTATCCATACGTGCAGCAAGGCGAGGGTTATGTTTCAACAGTGCATCAGTTAGTTCTGCTGTGCCTGTAACGTGACGCATACGGTCAAGTCTGCCAAACGCATCACGTATAATACTTGTGGGTGCTTTAACTGCACCAGTAGATGCGTTGCCTGTCATAGCAGCATCAAACCCCCTACCAAACTGGTACAAAGAAGATTCAATTAGGTCTGCTGCCATATCCATAGTAAGACGTGTACCTGCTGTGGCTACGTTACGAACTGTGGTAGCAACTTGTGTAACCATTAACGCTCTACGCTCACGGTCAACCCTGTGATACATCTCCCCTAATTTACCTAATGGACCAACTATACTATCTGCATCGCTATCACCTATAATCTGCTTGGCTAACTCAGGGTCAACTTCTTTAATGCCCTTCATAATCTTACCAACCTTAGATGCTGTCTGTAAATATTTACCGGCATCACTAAAGCTAGTGCCAAACGCATTTACAAACTGTTCAGTTGTCAAACCTGCTTTTGATATAGCACCCTGTAAAGTATCGCCATCTACATCAAGATCTCCTAGTACATCGCCAAGACCTCTTTCTGTGTCTGTGCCACGCAACATACGTACTGTCTGTTCCTGTACACCCTCTGCTGATACGTCTTTAGACTTTTCTAACGCTTCAGATACAATCTTACCAATTACCTCTGATGCTTTAGTGTCTACATCCACCATTTGCCCAAGCTGACCGCTTTCAGCAAGGTCTTCTACTACATTAGTAACAACCCTGCCCATACGCTGCATGAGTTCTGTGTTAAACTCTGTTTGAGTTAGGCCACTTTCAGCCTGTCCACCTAACATATCTAGCGTTTCTCTACCTGCAGCAGTATCAAATATACCTGAAGCAGATAAAGTGGTAGCTTCCATAGCACGTTCACCAGCTTCTTTAGCAGCTAGTTCTTTATTACGGGATAGCAAATCTCTAGCTATTTTATTTTGTTTTCTACGGGCTTGTATGGAGTTTTTCACAAGTTGCCTACCACCTAAACCACCAGACAACTTGACACCTAGCGCACCACCCGCTAAACCAACAGTGCCGACAAGACCTGCACGTAACAAACTCTTTTCATCTGGTGTAGCTTCACCATACTTCTGTGTAAGCATCTCTACTTCTTGTAGCTTCAAGTCCTGCACAGCAGCAGCACCTGCCTCTACAGCAATACCACCTGCAGCTATCTTGCCAGCTTTTGTACTAAGCATACGCTTTGCTGACAGCTTGGCTGCTTCTTCAAGTGCTAGTTTCTTACCGCCTTCTTTCAACGCCTTTGTAATAGCACGAGTAGCCACAGTACTGGCTACCTTACCAGCACCAAAGCCAATGTAGTTTAGTGGGTCAGTAATTAGTGCCTTACCAAAGTCACGCATAGCGGATATAGAACCTGTACCACCTTCTTCATAGAAGGATGGCAAGCGGTCAAGTTGACTGTACAGATAGCCAAACTTCATACGCTGCTCTTCATTTGCTGTACGTACCCAGTCTAACTGCTGACCTAAGTCAATGCTATTGAACTCAAACTCACGAGTGTGAGACAGGAAGCGTTTGAGATAATCCTCATTGCTTTCGTCTTGCTCTTGCTTACCCTCATCGCCCATACGGTTTTCGCTGTACTCACGCAGCATGTCCATATAGTCACCATCAGACGCAAGTTCTTGGAACGACAGCATGTCATCTGTCTGTTGCTCTTCTGGTGTTTCATATGTTTTAGGTTTGGGGGGAGTTAGTTCAGCAGGTACAGGAACTTCTATAGGTTCCTCAACCACGGGCTGTGGTTCTTCTGCTACTACAGGGGTAGGTACTTCGTCTTGAACAAATAAAGAGTTTGGGTCAAATATCCCTTGTTCTTTTTCTTCCTCATCCTCTTGCAAGAAGAGTGAGTTAGGATCAAATTCTTCGTTCATAAACTACCTCACTGTGGCTGTGCAGATGCATCAAAAGGAATAAGTTCGTCTACTTCATACATAGGTACACCAGACTGTATCAAAGCCATTCTAAGTTCACCATCAGTTATATTAGTGTTGTTTGTTCTAACCGCATTTATATAGCCTATTGGATTATTTTTTACATCTTTTGCTGTACCGAACCCGGCGTCAGCGGCAGTCTTTGGTGCTTCTGATGCACTAGCTGCAGGTGGTGGTGTATCATCTGCGGGTGGTGCTTGAACAAGGGACTCACGCACACTGCTTGCAATATCACCTAGACCAAGAGAACGTGCAGCAAAGTCAGCATCATTGCTTACATAGCCACCTGATTCGTCAAAGATATTTGTTTTTACAAAGTCAGACTTCCATGCATTTTTTTGTTGTTTCCAATAAGACTGAGCCTCTGCCCCTTCTAATAATTCACCTCCGGGTGGCTGAATTGTCATAATACCCGTGGATGAGTTTATATCAAAACCTAAGTCTTTTTGTAGTCGAGACAGACCATCTCTATATGATCCACTAATTGCTGACAAAGATGGCCCACTATCTGTTGCAGCAGCTTCTGCTTTTGCAATTCCACCTATCTGCGTTAGTAGTTTAGCGTTTTCCATTTCTAGTCTGGTTACATCTGCCTCAGTCAAGTCTTTACCCATAAGGTCTTTACCATTATTAATTTGATAAAGGTTGGCAGACATCTGTGTTTTCATGTTAGGTACAGCAGCTACTACTTCACGCTTGTATCTTTCACTTGTAATCAAACCACTACGATCAAGCACCCCGCCTGTAATACCTTCAATGGCCTCACGTTCACGAGCAGGTATAAGTTTGTTGATGCTTTCACTTATGCCTTTGCCCATATCCTTCATGCCAAGACCTAAATTAGCAAGACCAGACATATCTTGCATTTGAATATCGACACCTTTAACTTCTGTAGCAAACCCTTTGTATGCTCTTTCACGAGTTAGATCGCCGTACTGCGATAGATCAACACCATCTAACTTTAATTTATCTTGTACGTTGTATTCTAAACCAGCATTACGTGTCTCATCAAGTGCAGCAATAAAGGCTTCTACTTGGTCTACATCTCCACCAGCAGCTTTAAATGCAGCTACACCTCCAGCTACATCACCGCCCATTTCATCTATCATACGATCTAATGCACTATTAGTTCTTTTATCACGGGCTTCTGCAGCATCCATCTTTTGTGCTTGACGTTGCTGCCAAAATGTACGGGCTGCGCTTAGTTCTTTATCTCTTTTGTCCATTGCTGTGCGAAGAGATTTATCGACACTAGTTGCTAAACCTGTTACTAATCCTGTACCAAAGCTACCACTAAATAATCCCATTATTTTTTCCTCGCCATTAAGCCTGTAGGCTGATTATTTTCTTCTGTAGTATTTTCAGCCATTTCCTTTGTATCTATTTCTTTTAAAGTTTTTTTATACTTCATTGCATATTTTGCAAGTTGAGAATCTCTTGCTTTATTTCTGTCAGGATTTTGTAAGCCTGTTTCGTATTCAATGCCAGCACTATCGCCTAACATCATAATAAGTTCCATAAGCAACGGCACAACTAACATACCTACGTCAACAGTATGCTTACCTTCCATGACGTTAGATAGCTGCATACTATTTGCAATAGATGTTACAGGCACACCCATTTCCAACACATCAATAAGCTGTTCCATAAACTCTTCAGATGTCATGCTTGCCATATAATACTCAATGGCTTCATCTACAGTAGAAAACTGTGATGGTTGTTGCCAAGGTCTTGCCCCTAACTCATGCGTTAATGACATACCGGGAATGGGAGCATCAAATATTTCTTCAGCCATTTTTTATTTCATCCCTGTGTTTACGTATAACCTGCATTTGTTTTGCTACACGAACTGCTGGATTAGATAAGTCTAACCCATCCTTCATTTTATTATTCATTGTTGTTTTAGACAGCAATCCACCTGTAGATTTTTCAGGCTTATCACTAGGCATATTTTCTATATCCATATTACGATATGCTTTAACTATATCAGTAAGCGCACGAGACATTATGCTTCTCCTTCTTTTTTTCTACTACCATATCCATAAGTTTCTTAGTTGCCCATTTTAATGGCGGTACTTTAGCTATTAGTTTAGCATAATTTTCACCGTGTGTCATGTATAATTTTTTAAACCATTTTGGTGCATCATACTGTAACCATGTACGGAAGATAAACCATTGTACATTTTTGCTACCGTACACTTCACGTGCTACCCAGCAGGACATAATCCATGCAGAGCCAAGTGTTCCAATCAAGCTACCAATAGCATTACCTGCAGCACCAGAGGATTGCTCACTAGCAATTGTACTACGTGTCTTAGCATCCAGTTCAGCAATAGCCAAAGCATTAACACGGTCTATCTGATTTTCAGCAGATGTCCATGCCCACTCCATCGTATCTGAATAGTAGTTCCATAAGTTACTATATGCTTGCTTACTAATATCCAACACTGCTGAAGCATTAAGTTCGTTAGCACGATTGATAGCTGCAGTATCTGCAGTAGCAATCTGTCTACGCCACTGTGCATTTGCCTGTGCAATCACAAGTTGATTACCTGCATTAAATTGGTCACGTTGATTATTAAGTTCAGCGTTAAATCTTTCTACTGTATTAGCCTGACCTGCATTAAACTGGCTCTGAGCATTTTGTTGCGTTGCATTAAACTGTGAAGTTTGAGATGCAAGACTGGCAAAGAACTGGTCAACTTGATTTTGTGAACTAGCATTAAACTGTCTTGCAGCATTAGTAGCAGCAGCATCTGTAAACATAGACTGTACTCGTTGTTGTGCTTTAAACAATTCAGTCTGTTGATTGTTTGACAAGTTAGCCATGTCAACCTGCAAGAAGTTCTGTGCGTTCTGTACTGCGGCTTGCTGTCGATTACTTAAATTAGCTGTGTCTAACTGTGCCAGCGCAGAGGCTTCAGCCATTACAAGAGCCTGTGAGTTAGACAAGTTCTGCAAGTTCATTGTATTAGCAGCACGTGAGTTCTCTAGCTGTACCTGCTGCTCTGCTGTAAAGTTCTGGTTGGCAATGTCACTAATCTTACTAGCGTTCATTACCTTCATTTGGAATGTCTGGTCAAACTCCTGACCCATGAACCTAGCACGTTGTTCTGCAGCAAGCATCGCTGACTGCTGTCGGTTAGATAAGTTTTGTGATTCAAACTTGGCTACTGTCTGTGCATCTGCCATTGCGATAGGCATTGCAGACTCCATAGCAGCCTGTACAACCGCCTGACCAGCAATGGATGATGCACCTAGCCCACGAGAAGCCATAGCCGATGTAGCAGCCCTCATAGCCCCTGCAGCCCATGCTGGTGTAGCACCGCCTTGGAACTGCTGCATCAAACCGTCAAGCTGTGTAGCCACCATAGTTTGTGCTGAAGGGTTAGCCTGTGCAGCAGCAGCATCTGTCTGTGCAGTTACCTGTGCAGCTTTAGTAGCATCAACACCTGTACCGCTAATTAGTTCACCCTGCTGTATCTGACGCTGTACAGGATTATTAATAAGAATTGCGTTACCCTGTGCTGCTTGCAAGTTACCAACAGATGATTGAGTTTGTTGTGCTGCAGTTACTTGTAGTCTAGGATCATTTGGATCTGACTGTGCAGCTTGCGTGGCAGATACTGCAGCATCTACATTAGCAGCAGTAGTGTCTGCTTGCATAGTATTTGCTTGAGTAGGCTGTTGCATACCTGCTGTATATGCTGTAGCTAAATTAGTCCCTACATCAACTTGACCAGTAACTGTACCTGTACCGGGTTGTATTTCTTGCCCAGCATCATATTGTATTTGTTGTGGCGTAGTCACACCACCTGCTGGTAGTGTAGGGTCGTAGATACGGTTTACTGTCTCCTGTGTGATACCCGGTCCATCTGAAGATACTGCATTTGGCTGCACTGCGCCACCTGTTTGCATCTTAACCATACCACCTTTAGCCATCTGCATAGCTTTATTTTGATACCCTTGCATCTTCTGTTGTTTCATGGGATCTTGTGCAAGGAAGTCTTGGAATCCCTGCATATTACCTTGATAGCCCATAGACCGTGCTATTTTTTCCATGCCACTAGGTTTAAATGCTTTAAACATTGCCATTGTTTAGTCCTTTTGTAATGCTCTATCTAATTTATCTTCAACACGGTGCAACGCTTCCATAACACGTGACATATCTTCACGTAATTCATTTTTGGTTGCATAATCTTCACGTGTTCTGTTTAATAATATGTCTATGCGTTTTACTTCTGCCATCATTGACCTAAACATCCAGAACGCAGGTGCTATGACCAGCGTAAGGATGACATTCCAAAACATGATGCTAGATATTTCCATGATTAAATCTCGTCAGGCCAATCATTAATTTTTGCTACGGCAGTTACATTGCCATCACTATCTCGTGTATCTTCAAACAACGCCATAAAAGCTGCCAAGTCTGCTGCACCATTTAAAGCTGTTTCTATCTCCCCGCATTTAGTACGGACAGCATCTCTATATGTAGTTACTGAACTGGGTATTGCAGTTGACTTTTCTGCTTTACGTGTAACCATCCAGTCATGCACTGAAAGTTTATCATTTGCTGTGCGCTTTGTTTGCGCAACCCATATCGTTTTTAGTCCGGGTGTTACAACTTGATTGCCATTTTCATCCAAAATAGGATTGTCATCGTCATCGACTTCATTGATGTCAGTAAGAGAACGTGGTATCAAGGTACCATCAAGGTTACGCCCCCAGTAGAAACGATTGTCATAGGGCGTTTGAACTGCAGGTGGATTTTCCCATACAATATTATATCGTGTTTTAGATGCATCAGAATATCGTATCCATGTTTTTGGATGCATCCTATTTTCACTATCTGTCCAAGCCTTTCCCGGCTTTAAAGTTTGTAGTCCATGTTTCCACGGCATTCTATATTCTCCTATCGTGCATTGGCGTATTTAAATGGGGCTTCGGCAAAGGCGAGGTAGATGTAGCTACCGCCTGATGCGTTTGTTTCACCATAAGTAGCGTTACGAACCTTAAAGCCATTGCTTAAAAAATCTACATGAAGCAAGTTTGATGCATATTCATCATCAGCAAGGTCGGCAAATAAAGGGTATTGCATCTGATTATATATGTCTCTTTTATTATCATAAATAAGCCAGCTTGCTGAGCTATCTATTCTTTTTAGCATAACCCACGCTGGTCTGAAACCTGTGTAATTAAAGGGGCCGTCTGTAGAATTGTTGCCAGTATATTTGCCGACCTTGCTGAAGCCATCAACGCTGTGAAAGCAGTGGGCCAAAAAACCATCGCCACCTTTATTTGTTGGCGTTTCAGTGCCTACACCAAATGTTGTTGCGTTAAAGTCGCCTTCAATAAACGCACCTGCACTACTGAACTCTTGATTGGTTGCGTTGTAAGCCAGTACTTTATCCGCTGACATTTTACCCGGCACATAAACATACCAACTTAATGCACTATCTCTAGACTTAGTTACCACCCATTCGGGTGTTTGGCTAAGACCGTGACCTACGGTGGCGTTAGAACCTGTGCCAGTATATGTCACAATACTAAACCCTGCATCCTGATTAGCCGACACAACTGACGGTATAGAACCTTTTAAATTAGTAGACCCGTGTGTACTATTAGTATTAGCCTGTCCACCCATACCGCTATGCACTGAACAATAGTAGTATAAAGTTGGCGCACCGTGTGCAACAGCTATAACTGTCTTTGCCCCCGCTGAACCCGGTGTTCCTGAAGTCGTTACACCTACTGTATATTCTGAACCACTGCCATGAGTTCCGTCTGATGTAGTAGAAAAACGTAGCGGGTGTCCTGAGTTACTGCTATCTGATTGGTCAAATGTATACGTGCCACCTTCTTGCAATTCTAGCGTTACTGCGCTTGTTCCGAAATCATCAAACCTATATTTGTTACCGCTATCAGATACAACTTTCACTGTGTATGTCTGTGTAGGAGAAGGACCGCCAGCTTTCCAATTCCAAGCTACGTAAGTATCAGCAGAGCCGTTATGATTGCCCCTGTCACTTAGAGTAAAGCCGTTATTGTCAAAAGACAAAAGCCCGTCACTATACGTTGTTTCGTCGTCAGTTAAATTTGTGTGAAGACCCTCTGTTGCGCCTCGAATTGTGTCATAAACAAAGTTTGCGCCAGTTGAATTTCTTTGTTTCAGCCACACCCAATCAGGACTTGCTATACCTTCTTGTGGAATGTTGTCATCTACCAAAGCAAGGAAGCCTGTAGGTGGTGTGTAGTAGAAGCTACCATAGCCATTACCATCTGCAGCACCTGCACCGCTTGAAGCATCTCCTACAAAAGTATCATCAGCACCAAAGTTAAAAGTAATTTGAACATTAGTGCCACCTTGATAACCTGCGGTAGCAACTACTTCTGTTGGCATATTAAAATTAAAAGTTCCAATAGAAGTATTATTTTTAAAGAACTCTACTTCATTATTGTCAACATCAAAAGCCACACCAATTATATCTGCTGTACCCCAAGTTGCATAGCCAGTTAAGTTTACAGGACTTCCATTTATAGGCGCATAATATCTTACATATCCAACATTACCATCATATACGATTGAATTACTGCCATCCCTTAAAGCAACACCAACCATAGGGTCGCCAGCTTGTGATTTTGTTTCAAAATAATATTTTCCAGATGAAACTCCAAACATACTGTTAACTCGTTTTGCTTGTAAAGCTGCAGCCTTTAAGTTACCTTCAGAAAGAGTAACAGCATAAGAAACAAAGTTTGTTCCGTTTGGGTTAAGTGTAGCAAAGTTCTGTGTAGGACTGTCAATTTTTACATCATGTGAATCAATTGTGCTACCTACAATACCAAAATTTCTTCCTGACCCAGATTGGTCGTCACCAATATTTGTTTGAGCCGTTGTTCCATCTGCTGTGGTGGCTGTTCCTGTTCCTTCATATGTTAATTTAAAACCTGTAGCACCGTATGTTCCACTGTACGCTTTAGGTATCCAGTATCCATTAGAGCCTACTTGTCCAAATTGCTCTGGTCCATATGCTTGTCCATCTACAAAAATAGTATCTGCTAAATACGCATCTAATCCATATCCCGTTGCAGAAGGATGCACACCAAGATTATGTTCAACTGCCGCATTTACTGCTTGATCGCCAGATAAAGATGATCTGCTGTCAGTAGCAAATGATGTTAATTCTGTACCATCTACATATAAACGCATTTTTTCAGCATTAGTTGCATTGTCTGAATCTAATACCCATACAATATGATACCAACCACTGGTATCCCCAAAAGAATTATTAGACTTTAACCATAATGTTGATTGACCAGTAACTGCTAAAGCATCTGTTGCTCGCCAAACTAACATCATAAAAGTGCTATCAGCAGCACCTGTATGTGTACCAAATATATAATGGTCATTTCCACTCGATAAAAGAGCAGTTCGCTTTATCCAAGTGCTAAATGTCCACTTACGTCTATTGCCACCCGAACCAAATGTTCTAGCTAATTCGTGTTCACCTGCTCTATTAAATGTAAGACTATTAGCAAGCGTAGTGACATCTTGAGGATGCTGTACGCCACCTGAACCAATGTGTTGTGTTCCACCATTACCTGTATACAATATAGTTTCAAAGTAATCATCAGCCTGTTCCGTGCTGTTAGGGCCGATGACTGGCTCTGGCAGGTTAGATGTGCAGAGGGCTAAGAAGCCAGATGGCGGTGTATAATAAAAATTGCCAATGCTGTTATCGTCTTGAGCCTCTGCTGAACCGCTAGTTATATTTCCAGCAAAAGTGTCATCCTGACCACAATTTATAACCATATAACCATTAGTCAGGTCTGGTCTGTTCAATATAGGCCCAAGCACCTCACCTTCGTAATTGGATATAGTACCCGCCTCGTTAGTGCCATTAGCGGGATCGCCACTATTAAACCACCCACTAGCATTACCAATCCAGACTTTTCCGTTAGACGCATCAAATGCTATTCTGATGACATCTAGTGCTGATGCGCTTGTTATGCCTGTTACTGTATTTGTGCTATCTGATTTAATGACAGTGTTATAAAGAAATACAGCACCATCATAGGTAGTATAACCAGTCGCTTTACTAGCATAACGACCAACGCCAATGATATATCCAGAGCCACCAACATTTGCAATAAACTCAAAGTAAAACTTTGTGTCACTGGTGCCGCCAACAACACCGATAGTGGATTGGTTCCATTGCTTGTTTGACCAAGTTTGAGCAGATGAAAAGAGGTTGGTGTTACCATCTTTAAAAACACGAGTTTGGCTTGTGTTCACTAAAGGATTCCAAGTAGCAAAGTTATTAGTCGGGCTGTCCGGCATGACATCGCTTCCAGCTAGGCTGATGGCATTAAAGTCATTGCCGTTGCCTGATGCATCGTCAAAAAAGTTAGAAGTTGTAAATGGGCTATCATAACTTAGCGCAGGTGAACCACTTGTAGTAGCATCATTGTTTTCCGTGCTAATATCGTCGCCAAGTGTAGCATTAACTGCTGTCAGTAACTTAGTGCCAGTAACTGCTGTTAAAGTTTCTGTTGGTACAGTAATGTTATTGTCATCATCCGCATAAACAGTATTACCAATTACATATCTAACATTACTTATTGAGCCTATAATTGGGTTAGTTGTGTATATATTTCCAAGTCTAATATGGGCTAAATTATAAGCCTTATTAAAGTTAGTTGCCTTGCCATTGGACAAAGTCCAACTAGACGCTTCATTTGAAACAGACGTTAAACGTGTACCGTCTACATATGCTCGTAGTGTTGTACCATTTCTTTGGAATACTACATGATGCCAAGTATTATTAACAATAGTAACATCACCACTAATATCCCACAGTAATGCCTGACCGTTGTTGGAGTAAAACCTTATTTTTCTAGTTGATGAATTTCTAAAATCATAAGTAACTAAGTGGTGTGGACCACCTGTTGCATAATTACCTATCAGATGACCATGACCAGTTCCTACTTCGGATGTTTTAAAGAAAAACTCAATTGTAAAGTCATCTGATGCATCAATATCGTAGGCAGTGCTATCTGTATGTTGAACTCTATCTGAAGTGCCGCTAAAAGATATGCTATTCCCTGCTGTAAAATCTTGTGCAAACGGTAAGTAAAAACCATTTGTACCATAGCTACCGCTGTATTCTTTTGGCACCCAGACACCACCGATGGTTTCGCCAAAGCTAGTGGCATCTAAGGCAGTACCGTCAACAAAATTGACCTCTGCCATATAGCCATCAAAATCGTATGTGCCATTGTTATAACTACCTATATTATGTATATTAGTTCTATTTACTGCTGTTTCATAATCTTTAACCGGATAACTTGCTGCATCAAAACTGGTAATACGTTCACCATTTACATACACCTTAATTCGGTCAGTAGAATTATCATCTGTTGTATCTACTGCAACAACAAAATGATACCAACCACTTACATCACGAAATAGTTGATTTGTGTCTAGTATAAAATTAGCTGATACGGGATAATTATAAATACGAAGTTGGTCATCATCAGTAGAGGTAAATTGAATCCAAAAATAATTTCCAAGTGACGCATCTTTTGCAGAAAAAAGAGTAAAATAATCATTACCTAACGTAGAGCGTTTAACCCAACCACTCCAAGTCCAAGTTCGTTGATTACTAGCACTGCTGGGAGTACGAGTTAAATATGGATTATCGCTCTGATTAAACCGCAGAGACTGACCAACAGAATGACTACCTAAAGGCGCATCGCTAGCAAGCGCACCTCCCGGCGCACCCGCACCGCCTAGTCCACCACCTGTTCCTTGAATAATACTCATATTATGTTAATGCCCCTGATACAGAAACCAAAACTCTATTGTCACCTGTTGCAGCTTTTACAAAGTACGCTAGGTGATATACACCTGCAGTAGATAGTGCTGTTAGTGCAGATGCATTAATAGCCACCATAGCGTTAGCACTGATCGTACCACCACCAGTGGTCAAGAAAATGTTACCTGATTGACCTTCTACTGTGTTAGTAAATGTCAACTCATCATCTCCAGTTGTTGTAGCTTTAAAGTTGTTATTATCTGCTAAGTCAAATGTAATTACATTACTACTAGGTGCGTCCTCTGTAATAGCATCTGTACCATCGTGACTAGTTGCTCTTCCTGTTACCTGCACACCTGCTGCAACAGTTTCAAATCTTTTAGTATTGTCGTGGTATAATTCTACTGCACCATCATCAATAAACTTAGCTAAAGTTTCACCTGAACCATCTATATTTAATGTAGATGAAGCAATTGAAATATGCCCATCTGTGCCATCCCAATACATTTCTAGGTCATCACTGTCACCAAACCGTATGCGGTCATCTGTTGCTCCACCACTGTCACCTAACTCAATGTTATTGCCATTAGTTGTTAAAGCACTAGATAAGTTACCACCAATAGATGGTGCCGGAATAGCTTCAAGCTGTATTGTACCAGTAGTGTTGTTATATGTCAAGACATGATCATCAGTTTTTGTTGCATCTGAATCAAATTCAAGATTGCCTATGGTTACATTACCCGTGCCATTAGGCACAATAGATATCGCACCATTAGCAGCATCAGCTATAGTTATACTTCCAGAGTCTGTTCCCCCGTTTGTATTTAATATTAAGTCGCCTGTGCCGTTGGTTGTAATAGTTGCATTAGCATTGCTATCACCAACACGAACCGTGTCAGCATCTAACTGCACATCTCCTGTTCCATCTGGTGTTAATGCAATGTTACCACCAGTGTCAGTGGATGTAATTGAGTTACCGTCTATTGTAATATTGTCAATTACAGCAGACTGACCTGTTATAGTGGTAAACGTACCAGCAGCAGCAGAGTTTGCACCTATTATTGCGCCGTCAATAGCACCGCCATCAATATCAACTTTTGATATGTCAACTTCACCTGTGCCATTAGGTGTAATAGCAATGTTACCATTAGACCCATCAGCTATGGTAATTACACCTGAGTTTGTACCACTGTTTGTATTTAGAGTTAAGTCACCAGTGCCGTTTGTAGTTACTGTAACATTTGCGCCTGAACCACCTAACTGTATTACACCGTCCGACTTAATACGCATACGTTCTACCGCAGCGTCTGATGTATTTGTTTTAAATACAAGTGCTGTTGAATTAACGCTGGATGAAAATGTGTCTTCCGCTAATGCTTCAATAGCTGCACCATCCAGTAAAGCATCTGTTCCTGCTGCCTCGTTGGGTGCATTAAATGTAATCTTACCTATTACATCTGCAGCTTCAACGGAAGTGTGTCCTGTTTGTAGATTAAGGTTAAAACCGTCTGCAGCTTTTGCTTGTATACCTACATTGTGTTCGTGTGTAAGCGTTACTTCGCTATCTGCGCCAAGAGATATTATAGCACTATCTGACAACAATTTAATATCATCACCAAATACAGCGTTTTTAGCAACAGACAACCCACCGTCAGTTTGAAGTGAACCATCAGTTGTGCTTGTTGCCTGAGTCGTATCATCAGTTTTTAGAATACCACTAAATGTTCCTGCTGTACCGTTCAACTGTTGTGTAAGAGTAAGCTGTCCATCAGCGGCAATTGTAATTGCATCAACATCGCTTGTTGAACCAATAGTTTTTCCATCACCTATTATTATATCATCAGTAAAGGTTGCAATTCCAGTTATTGCTGCAGTGCCACTAATTTCTACGTTACCATTAATGTCAATTAGGGTTGAGTTTAACTCAATTTCAGAGTCAGCGTTAATATCCAACTCACCATCAGCCGGAGAACCAATATTAATTGCGTTGTCACGGAACTGAACTACCATTGCATCGTTGACTAGCAAGCCTGTATCTGCAACGTGAGTCAGAGTTACATCTGTGTCTGCCCCAAATCCAAGAACGGCAGCATCAGACTTTAGTGTTAAGTCATCTCCAATAGTTGCATCAGCGGATATTTCCACTAGGGCAGTTGTTATTTCTACTTCTGCATCTGCATCAATGTCTAGCTGTCCATCTGTGCTAGAGTTTATACTTAGTGCAGTATCTCTAAACTGTATGGCTTTGTCTGTATCAACTAATAGAGTTTCACCAAGACCGTCAATGTATGCTTTACCATTAAGGTACATATCTTTAAACTGCAGTGCAGATGTACCTATGTCTAGTGTATTATCAGTCTTTGGTTTTACTTCCGTTGAACTAGCTACAAAATCTTGCACTGGACCAAGCACACTAACAGGCGCACCTTCACCAGCCGTGCCGTCATGTGTGTGTCCACTAGTAGCATTAAAGGCTGCTTCAATGGCATCATATTCGCCATCAAAGTCAGCAGCGTTAATTACGTTACCGTCAGCAATATTATTAGCTGTATCGTTTCTAGTGTATCCTGTTCCCATAGTTTTTACCTTCTTGAGTTAGTGGCATATTCTACCGTTAATGCGTCAAGGGAAAACGGAGGTGCCTCTGTAGCAGAATCAAACAAGAATGAAACTGCAAATCCCGAACCAACAACTTGGCTTTCAAATAGCTTAACTAGCTTGGCTCCATAGGATGTTACACCAAATGTACCTTGTCCAAAGAAACCAACAGTACCCTGTGTGTTTTGAATGTTAATAGGTGCTGGTTGTATTATACCCGATTCGTCAAAATCTAACTTTAAACTTAAATCAAATGCCACACTACCTTGTGGGTCTGTGTACAAAAATATCTTGTAAAAAGTTTTTCGTACACGTGGATCTTCAATTGGAATAAATGGCGTAGCAAAAGTAATTGTAATTGGTGTACCATCAAAATCACTTCCCGATTCCATTTGATACAAGTAGCCATCGTTATTAGCAAAGATCACAACTTCGTTATTTAAATGGTAATTACTGTCTGCTACATATGCTCGTATGCCTCTTGTTTCTGCATACTGCATATTTTCACCACCTTGCTCTGCAAATTGTGTGGCAATAATTCCTTGAGCATTTTCCTGTGTAATATTATTATTGTATCCAAGTATTCTATACTGCGACTTTTCTCTAATAACACAGCTTGAAAAATTTGTATTCGCTGAAATAAATGTTGTTAAGTTATCCTGTATTATCTTAGATACAACACCTAATCCAAAGTCACCAATTCTATCTGTTGCACTTAACAGCCGCAGACCGTCAGGTGCTAAGAACATAACGTCACCGCCGACTTCTTGAATGGTGTCACTTTCAATACAACCAATGTCATTTGTTACTGGCTGCAATGTAAAGTCTGCGATAGTGTTACCAACTAATCTTTGTATAGATACTTCAGTAAAAATAATTAACTGGTCACGAAATACTTCTAAGCCTGTAATTGGCGAGCCTATGTTTATAGAACCAGCACCATTTGCTACAGAAAAATCACTATCAGTATATGGTGCAGTAAAATTAAGTATTGTGCCTTTGCCAAAGAATAAAGCATTTTTAAAATTAGATATAAATGCTGCGCCTTTTACATCTGCGGGTGCATCATTCAATGCAGTAAATACGCTAGTGTCGTATGTTGCAGGAGCATTTGCCCCATCCACTAATGCTATCTTTTGAGTGCCGTCATAGTTATACTTTGCAAATCGTGTTCTTGTAGCACCTTCTCTGCTTGTAGATATAAACGTAATAGCAGCATTATCAGCAGGGCTTGATGCAAGTGCAGGATCAATACTTAAAGTAGAACCGCCAGAAGACACAGTTGCGGTGGCTGTTACTGTGTAAATCTTTTCAACACCAGCTATTGTAAATTGGTCTTGTGCTTGTGGTGCTGCAGTTAAACCATCTACAATAAGAGATGAGCCTGTTTGACTTGCCCCATTCACCAAAGCTGTTCCATAATTAGGAACATTTATTTTTATAAACCCTACCCCTGTTGATCTAAATATATCATCATTCTTTGCAATGATGGCTGAACTTTCCCAGCTTGCAACACCAAGTGCCAGATAGTTTAGCGTTGTTGAAACAAACGTAACATCGTCTTGATCTGATGGATTATGTACCATCGTTTGTGATAATGTTAATGTTGCTCTGTTTACACTTGCAGAAAAACTCACGCCGCCTGTGGCTATAGTATATCTAAAACTAAGTGCTGCATCATCAGCAGGTGTAGCAGCTAGTGCAGGTGTAATTGTTAAAGTAGAGTCTGTTCCTACTAAAGCAGTAGCACTGCTAACTGTGTAGACTGTAGAGTCACCTGCTATGGTAAATGTATCACTAGCAGAAGGCGCAACATCTAATCCATCTACAGTTAGTGTGGTGCCTGATTGTCCTGCACCGTCTACTTCACCGCCTACAAATGTTAACACGTCTGCAGCTACAGGTGTCTGATGTATGTTTGCTATAACAAGACTTGTACCACTCTGACTTGCCCCGTGTACCTTTGGCGCACCATATGGTGGAATTAAGTCGCTGTCGTACTTATTATAACCCTCAATTCTACGATAGCCACCTTCAACAGATGGTTCAAAGTTACGTAGTATTCTTGCGCTACCCGGTGCGTTAATGCCTTGCTGCAGTGGTGATAGATTACTTATTAATCCACCACGAAACTCAACGGCGTAGGTTTTCCATGCATCAGCCATAAATTACCCCTATGTTACCGATGAATATCCGTACCTAAGACCACCACCTGTGTTTTGCGGAATCATATAAGAACGCACATATCGTGTACGATTAATCAACATTGAACGCATGTACTTAATGCCTTCATCAAATTTTTCTTTCATTACCAACGCATCTTGTGTGTTGCCTCTAAACAGATATGCATAGTGCATTGCACCATCTACAATCACATGAGCAAATCTGTCTGGTATTACTATTGTGTCACCATGTGCAGACAAGTCTGATGAGAAGTTAAAGTATTCAAATACTAATATGTACGCTTTGTCTGGTTCTGGTGTAAGAATAAATTCAAGAGAAGGGGCGTGTACTACACGAGTAGGAACACCTTGAAAGCTGGTATTGTTATATTCTTGTGCTACAAATTTATCTAAATATTCTTCGTAAGTAAGGGGCATTATACGTGTTGTACTATTGCCTAAAGTAGAATCTTCTTTAATTCTAAAAGTATCAAAGTTAATTACTTTACAGTCAGCAGGAAAAGAATAACGGCTCTGATTAGCCGTTAGTGTGGTAGTCTGTGTGTTATGATTAAAAGGCCACTCAAATTCAGATTGATTTATATATCTAATAGATGAATTAACTGCGTCCTTTGCATGTGCATAAAAACCTGTTGCACTCGCAAAGTTTGTAGAAGTCAGTTCGACTTCATTCAAACGCCGATTTACTTGATTAACTAATTGTAAAAATGTTGTAGCCATTTACGTTTCCTTAAAAGAAAGAATGAAGGGGCAAGTTGCCCTGCCCCCTCAAGTTATTTAGGCAAGCGTATCACGGTCTACTTCGTTAGCAGCCGTATCACCTTGGTCACTGATGTCCATCATTACAGCGTAAGCACGTAGCTTACCTGCTGTAAATGACGCACCACTACCCGCCAATACAAAGTCAATTGTATCAGCAGTTGTAGATGGTGCTAACCCATCAATTGCAACCTGTGGAGCGTAAGCACCATCAGATGCACCGTCAATGTCCAGTGCCGCAGCAAACTCATCAACATCACCACCAGTGAAGCCAAGAGCAGCAGTTGCATCTGTAGCCGTATTCATAGTTGCAGATTCTACAACTTGAAAACCTGCTGCCATGATTAGTGTGTTAGCAGGTACGGTAATTGCCTGAATAGTATCGCCGGGAGCAATGCTATTTGTAGTCAGGTCAATTGTCACATCAACATAGTACGGGTTACGTCCACGCTGTGAGTTCCCTGAAGCGGGATGAAGAAGTGCAGTAATGTTAGCCATGTCTTATTCCCCCTTAAACCAAGTTAAACTTAGCGTTCACAAGTGCTTCTGGACGAAGAATCTTGCGACCGTACAAATGCATACCACGAACAATGTCAGCAAAGCTGTCAGGGTCACGATATGTCTCAGTCTTGTTAATCTGCTCTGCAGTGGCTACAGCAGATGAATGTCCACCAACAATCACACCGTAGTTGGATGCGTTAGTACCGCCAGTGGTATCTGAACCCGTTCCAATTGAAGGTAAGTTGTTTGAAACATACACTTGGAAGCCGTGCAAGTTACTGATTACCAGACCGTTTTGAAGGCCAGAACCACCAAAGTCTGAGTTTAGAAGTTTTGAATCTTCGTCCTTCAGTACTTCCATGAATACTGGGTCAATTACGAGCCAGCGGCCTTGCGAGTCTACATTTTGCTGGTCTAGCTTACGAGCCATACGAGCAATAATCATGGTTGGATTAGCATTACCTGAACCCGGTACTGAAGAAGCACCCGGCAAGCGTGGCTGAATACCAATTGATGAACCACCTGAACCGCCAAAGTCATCGGCTTCCAGTTTCATTGAAGACAGTAGTTCGTCTGTACCTGCAGTTGAAACAGCAACAGAACCGTTTACAGTTGTGTTAACTGTGTCTGGTGCGCCGTGAATTGCAGATTGTTTAAAACCGCACAGGTAACCAAGAACGTCTTGGTCAAACTGGTCAGCAAGGCGATACGCAGCACGGTCGCTTGCCAGTGACTGGAAGTTTACGTGTGAGTGTGCCTCTTCAATGTCGTCAACCTTAAATGCAAAGTAGTTAGCTTTGTCAACTGTCAGGTTGAAGTCTTCGTCATCAAGGTCTTGAGGAGTGATTGTAGTACCACGCTCATATGCCTTAACTGTAATCTCTGGTTCTTTGATGATTTTAACTGAATCGCCCATTGAAGCGATTTCACCAAAGTAATCAGAGTTGGTGATTGCCTCACAAACAGCGGCCTTGCGGAAAGCAAGTTGCACCTGTTTGGAGTAAATTACTGGTGAGAAATTACCATTAGGCAGGTTCCCATATCCAGCAGCGGAAGTAAAAGCCATTTCCATCTCCTGTTATTAGCTTTACAGATGCAAACATTACAAGTCTTAGCAGAGGCTGAACAACGTAGGGTGTGTATTCTAGTTAGGTGGCCGCCCAACTATTCAACAGGCCATGTTTATCAGGTAATCCGAAAGGGTTATTGTTGTTTGCTGATTATAAGTGTAACCAAGTAGCTACCTCAGTTACACTTATCTGACTATAGTTATATGTAAAAATAACTGCTTGTCAACCTTTTTTTACACTTTTATCTAGCAGAGCCAGATACATCATAGATAAACTTACCAGAACGGATAGCTTCCATAATTTCGTCAGAACGCTTTTCGTATTCTTGTGCTGACATTTTTTGTACCTGTGATTCTTTTAGATACGTAGTGCTTTCTTGTTCTTGCGGCTTACTACGTGAGTTCTTTGTAGACACAGACTTAGCTGCATCTTTATCCGCCTTGGGTTTTTCTTTACCAATACCCATGTCGGCTTTGTACAAATCTATGGCTCGTGCAGCAGAACGTGCGTCATTGTCATTGTCATACAATGCATCCTGTACCCATTTAGGCTGTTCGTCAGCCCACTCGTGAAACTCATCGCTGTCACGAATCTCACCAAAGTCAGGATGTATGCGCATTAATTCTACTTCAGCTTTTTCTTTAGTAGCATTTGTCTGCAACTCATCAATTGCTTTCATTCGTTCTTCAAGGGCAGTAGATTGCTCACGTGCCTTTTTCATTGCAATTGTTTCAACGATAGCTGCTACATCTGGATAGTCTGCCGCCCACTGTTCGATGTCCTCATCAGACTTAGGCAGTTTCATTTCTTTCTGTGTAGCTTGACTGAGTTGAGATTTGAGTGCTTCAATCTCTTTCTTTAATTCTTCAGACTGCTGTTGTTGATGCCTACGCAAGTCAGAGTAACGCTTCTTAAATGTTTTCTCTTCTGCGCTAGTAGGTTCAGCTTCTTCTGGTTCAGCAGCGTTTTGCTCTACTTCACCCTTCTGTTCCTTCATCAACTGTTCTAGTTCTTCTTCTTCCATCTTGCGTTTTTCTTCGTTAGTGTATTTACGATTTGCAAACGCAATCTTCTTTTCAGGCTGCATTTCTTCAGCCATAATAGCTTGTTCTGCCATTGTGTGCTTCCTTTTGTTGGGGCCAACGTAGCCACGCCGGGGTGGGGGATGGGTAGGCCAACTGATTTGCAGCTATATTATGCTGCTTCTTCTACGACCTCTTGTAGATTCATCATTTCAAGAAGTTCTTCTTCTATACCATCTTCATCTACCATGTCGTAATCTGAGTATACTACTTTGTCTTCTGCAACCATTCTATGATTTTCATTGGTTATAGTGTACAACAAATCTTCTGTTTCTGCGGGGGTTGCATTTTCTGCATTACGAGTAAATTTCCATACCCCTTGTTCCCGCACAGGGTGTGTACCTGTTACTTTTGTTGTTCCGTACATATACCAATCTGATTTAGAGCCATCTCCTATAATAGCTAGTCGAACTTTACCACCATCCATCATAGTGTCTCCAACTTTAATATTTTCCACAGATTTAAGAGAACCGTCTTGCATGAAGAATTTAGTTCCCGCAGCAAAACAACCGGGGCCACCGCTAGAGCTACCGCTGGCACTGTTGTCCTCTTTACCAACTGCTGCATCTCTATCTTCTGACCTTACGCCGCCACCAAATGATGCATCCAAATCTTCTGACCTTACGCCGCCACCTTTGCCAGTAGCCACATCAGCTTTACCGAAATCTGCAGCAGATTTTCCAGAGGTGTGGCTAAAGCCTCTATCTTCTCTGCCATTGGCTTTGTCTCGTTGTATCTTTGCTTGTTGTCGTTTCTTTTCTGCCAAACTTTTATAATATGATCCAGCTTTAGTATAAGCATTTTTTATAGGCTCCATCAATCCTGTTTTAACATTTCTTGACATTGCTCTTGTTTTATAACCATTAATTTCTTCGCCCGCTTCAATTGAGTCAAGTTCAGCCTGTGCTTCTTCCATAACATTTTCCATTGATTTAGCATAGTCGCTATTACTAAGAGTGCCACCATTAAGCATAGACCGTGGTAAACTATCACTTCTTGGTGTATCTGAATCTGGTCCAAATTCTGAATTAAGATAATTTTCATACCCTTTTTTCATTGCTTCATATGCGTCTATTTCTATTTGTTTAGCTTTAGTAGAACTAAGAACACCAGAAATAGCTGCATCTACATTTTCACCAGCTTTTGCCGCTGCGTGTGCTGCATTTATGGCTTCTGCTACAAGATCAGCTTGAGCATTAGACATCATTTGATCTGTATTAATCATACCCATGTGTTCTAGTGTATTTGTTTTACCAGTATGCCCAGCTATAGCCATATCATTTAAACTAGAGTCCAAAAACCCTATACCTTTTCCTAGCGCTGTTGCCGCACCCGTTACACCAAAAGACCCAGCTTGATACATTCCTTGTTTAGCTATAGCTTTTTTGTAATTATCGTTACTGAATCCAAATTCAACATTTCCTCCATATGCTTCAGTAGTAGAGTCAAAACCTTGAAAGGGAGATTGCACTCTTGCTGTTTGTCCTACGGGTGTGGTTGAAGTGGTCGTTCCAACACTAGTAGAAGGCGTAGTAACATCGGTCATATTTGGGCCTTTATCATCCCTATCTGTAACGGTAGTAGTTGGTCCACTTAATTGAGTAACAGGTTGTTCTTGTTTAGGTTGATTTTCTTGAGGTCTATACCCATCAGGAATAGGGTAAACAGGCTTACCGTCTACAAATGCTATCTGTAATACTTGTCCTGCGTCATTTACATAAGTGCGCAACTCTGAACCCTGATAACCCGAACCAACCATTTGACCAAAGGTAGGTATATTAGTTGTTTGATCTGCTGTAGTATATTGCGTACCCGTATATTGCAAAGGTTGCATATATGGTTGTGTGCCTGTATATGGCGTGTATCCCGTATTAGGTGTTTGTTGACTTGGTTGAAAACCGCCTATACCTGTTCCGGGCATACTATATGTACCTGTCTGCGGATTATAGGTAGGAACCATACCGCCAACATTCATTCTTAATGAATCATTATTCTCACCATCATCTTCTACTTCAAGGTCATACATATCAAATGGTAGATCATCTGGCATAGTAGCTTCTTCACTATTACCCATTTGACCCATCTCTTCCATTTGGGCTAGACCCATCTTAGCTTCCTGACGCATACGCATCAAGTTCTCAAGGCCAATATAACGAACTACGTCTGCAGGAAATACAAATTCACCCTCACTGAGTTGAGCAGGAATGTCATCACGGACTTCTTCTTGTGTTGAGCCGGGTGGTACATCATTACCAGACACAGGGTCTACTGTGCCACCTTCGTCCATAAGTCCACCATCGTTAAAGCCACGTTCTACTGGCTCAAAGAGTTCCATTTGTTTTGCAAGACCGCCTGTTTTCATTTCAATTTCCCTTCGCCCTTCAGTGCTTCTACGAGGACTTGTACCTTCACTTTTATCTTCAAAGTCCTGAAGTTTCATCTGTTCTACCGCAGCTTTTGCAGCTTTAATAAATCCCTCTTCACTAGAATCTCCAGAGTCAATAAGTCTATCTCTAAGCCTACTACCATACTTATTATTGTTTATATCTATTTCGCTTTCCTTGCCATCTGATTCCATCAATTTAGTATTAATAAATTTACTAGCAATTGTTTTACCCATATTATTTTCTTGACCGGGTACATTTTTAATTAACCCACCTAAAAGAATATGACGCAAAGTATCTTCATATGAATCATCTTGTTTTGTTTGTGCGGAGTAATCTCTAGCATCTTTAGTTGCACGTGTTGTAGCGTCACGCACACCTAAAAAATCTGCAGCATCTCTTCTAGCTTGACGTATGCTGTACTCTTTTTTATCCGCCATTGACTGCATCCCTTAGTGTTTTAATACTACGTAACACTGCAATCGCCCCTTGCGCACGATGCATAAAAACTGTGTTATCGCCTTGTTCTAATGTACGATGTTGCTGTTCAATCAGCGCATCTAAATACTTATTGAAGTGGTCCCATTGGCGGCTGTTGCTGACCATTGGCTTCAGCTTGCTGAGTATTTCCTTGTCCATTCGCACTAAATCCTTGTTCACCCGGCACAGGAGCCTGTCCAGTACCTACGTTGCCACCACCCGCACCTGTCGGGTCCATTGCATCCGCACCCGGCGGTGGTGTCATACCACCCTGCTCTGGTTGCATTGGCTGCTGGAAGCCCTTCATAATTTCTGCTTGCAGTGCAGCTTCGTCCATATTGTTGGTTACTTTGTCGGGGTCTAAGTCCATAGACTTTGCAATCTCACGGATTACATACTGGAACTTAGCAAAGGGTGCGAGTGCAGGATTACTTGCAATTTGCAAGAACTGCATTAGACGTTGGCTACGCACTTCGTTAGCCATAAGACTTTCTGTACCCCGTGCTTTAACTTCCAAGTCTCCTTTGATTTCTGGGTCAAAGTCAAACTGCATATTAAAGCGGAAGAAGCCTTCACCAAGTGGGCGAAGCAGATAGTCGTCTACATTCTTAATAACTGTTTTGGTGCTACCTTGTGCGGCACCCATTAGCATTGAGATACCTGAAGCTGTACGGCCTACACCAGATACACCTGTCTGTCCATGCGCAAATGATGGGAAGCCTGTGCTTTCATCTGCCAGTACACGTGCCTTGTCAAACAGCATCATGTTTTCAGATGACACGTTAGGGAACTTTGTGCCAAAAATAGCTTGACCCGGTGCGCCACCCTGTCTGCGGAATACCTTGCCCGGATACAGTGACAAGTCCTGACCCGGCACTAGGTTTGTTTCGTCTACTTCAACAATCAAGTTGCCTGACAACACAGCATTATCAACAGCCATACGCATAAAGCCATTCATCAGCGTCTGTGTATCGTCCATGTTTTCTGCAATACCTACACCGAAGAATGAATATGGGTTTAGTTCATATGGTGAAGCAGAGTATGGAATCTTAGATGGCTTGAATGGATTAAGAACCATACGCATTAGTTTGTTATTACAAATCCACACATTCGCTTGTAACTCATCAAACTCTGTCAGTTCTTTTGGAATGTCAATACCCTGCTCTTCCAGCAGTTCTGTATCAACCATGCCCCAGTACTCAAGTACCTCAAAGCGGTCTACACCATGTTCTGGTGCATAGTCAGATAAATCATCTTCCCAATATTGCTTGGTGTAGTTCTCACCCATAGCAATCACTTCATTGATAACTTCACCACGGAAGTATGGACGCTTCTTTAGGTTACGTAATTGTGTACGAGACATCTTGTGACGTTCAATTACATACTGTGCTTCATCCATGTTGTTAGCATCTGGGTCTGGATAGAAGTTCCAAACAGATACATGGTTTACTTGTGGGATTGTTTTAAACAGTGGGTCATACTCGCCATCGTCATTCCAGTTAGGATATTCTTTGTCTACAGCAAACGGCCCCTTCATAACACCTGTACCAAACAATGCCATTTCAAATGCTGCATTGCGAAGATGTTTAGTAGCACCAGATTCTTCTAGTTGGTCATGTATCTTCTTTTGCATTTTCTTTGCGGCAATTAATGCTGGGCTAAATGCAATAGAGGTAGGTGTCTTACCCGGCCCTTCTTTTAATTTGTCAGAAACAGGTTCCAGTTTGCTTTCCAGCACCCCAAGTTTTTCTTGTAAGGACTGCGCTGTGGCTCCCGGCGGTAAGTCTTTTCCGTCACCTGCAAAACCGTAGGGACTAGAAATAGCAGTTTCACCACGTAATTGTTCTGGTTCTTTAGGGTCAAAATGTACATCGGCAACAACCCCCTCTGGTAATTCAGTCGGCTCAATAGATAAAGGAAAACGCTGGTTAGCAAACAAGACATCAACAATCTGTCCATATGCCGCCAGCGTTTTGGTTTTTGTTACTTTAATAAATACTCGTGACTTTTCCGATTCGGTAAACTGTACATCCGGCCCGTACAAACCACGATAGTTACGATAGGCTTTTAGCCAACGTTGTTCATCATCATAACGATAATCTTCAGATCGCTTATAACGATCTAACACAAATGGAATAATGTTACTTACGTCTACGTCCGAAACAGATGTATCATCACTATCTTCTAGTGCAATAGCATCATCTTCAATCATAATATCATCTTCGTTCATATCGTTTTCCTTAGTATCCAAAGGTTGCGTCTGCTACTTGCATACCGCCACCGGGTCTACCCATTGGATCATAATCAAATATACTAAACCTTGGTCTGGACATTATACCATACCTAAGAGCATCATACAAGTGGTCTTCACTCTTTGTATCAATGTCTTCTGGGTTTTTCTTGTCCAACGGTATTGAGGGAAGTTGGGCCGTGAGGTTTGTGCAAGTATCAAAGAAAACAAGTCTAGGCTCCTCTGTAAATTCATCTATCTGTAGTCTGCGGTGTACTTCGTTCTTGCCAGCTACACGACTGCCCCTGCTTCTATCTGACGGACGCCAGCGACACCCACGACTAATCATTTGCTCCGCAAGAGAAGGACCAGTATCACCACGCTTATGCCAAAGAGAACTGTCCAAAACACCGTACTTAATATTGCCATCTTCCGCTTCCAAATCCAGAATCATATCTGCCAAGTCTGTGGCAAGGACTTTAGAAACGTAGAGTTCTCTATATACCACAAGTTGCTCAGAAGGCGCAACGGCAAACCAAACAACACCACTGTAGCTGCCGTAACCGTAATCGCAAGCACGAAACTTAACCCAGTTACTAGGTATACGATAAGGCTCAACAACATGAACCCGCCTATCAAACTCAGTAAAAGCAGCACCTTCTTTAATATCCCAGTCGCCCTCAAGAAGCTGCCTACGCTGCTGTTCTGGAAGCGATAGGAGCATGGCTTCGTAGTCACCTGCATTCGCAAGGTATGGGTTATCAGAAAGTCTTGCGGGTATAAATCTTCTCTTGAATAAAGATTTTCCAGCCTTGCTATGTCCTGCTGGATAGCGGAGAACTTCTCCTGTGTCTGTGTCTGTTGCATCAAAGGCTCTATTATATGGCGAAGGGTCAATGAACATTTTCTTGACCCAGTGATGACCTCTTCCGCCGGGGTTAGTCGTAGCCCTCATAAATATTGGCAAATCAGGTGCAGTAGACCGTAGACGAGAACGCATATAATTCCATGCGTATGGTGTGGCCCATTGTGTTAACTCGTCAAAGCCTATCCAGCTAAAGGCTAGACCCTGATAGCGCAATACATCATCATCTCTGTCGAGATAAGACATCCACAATCTTGCACCAGATGGCGCAGTCCACTGCATTTTTCTTTCTGACCACTTAATACCGGGCCAGATTTTCGGGTACAACTCCTGCGACTTAAATATAAGTTCCCGCAACTCTTCCGTTGTGTGTCGCAGTAGAAGCCCACTAAACTGTGGATGCCCCATGTAACGTAGTGGGTCAGCAAGCATGGCATATGATTTACCACCACCTGCTGAACCACCGTATAGTACTTCACGTTCTGCCGCCGCTAGGAACTCTGTCTGTGGCCCTGCATTTGGCTTGAACAAAACATTAGCGTGTTGTTCTATCTCGCTGCTGTCATATTCAGGTGATACAGTTTCCTGTATCTCAACCTTCGGCTTTTGAGCCTGTTCTTTGGTTACTGATTTCTTCCGCTTTGGCGATTGCCGTTTTCGCATATTCTGCCCACTTGCGGAGGCTTGCAGCTTGATTCTTACGTCTTCGTTCATTCGTTAACCGTTTCCTCAACCCTACGTGTGAGATGTATCTGCCAGTCTGTGTACTCAGCCAATTAGCTACTTCACGGTAGCTGTATTGATTTACGTGCTGTCTAGCTTTCTCTAACAAGTCCAATTCAATTTGGATAGGTTGAAGAATGTCGGGGTCTTCATCATCCTGTTTATATCCGAATGGTACAGTACGTGCAATACGTGGGATGGGTATCCATTCGTTTTCTTCTTTAATGTCTGTTGGCTGTGGTAGCTTCCACTTGCCTATGCTTCTAGTCATCGTCTTCCACTACAGCTTTAGGTGGCATAAGCATGACACCGCCTGATGCTTCTACCTGCATCTTTTCTGTTTTCACCAGACCTACACGGTCAAGCAGTTCTTTAGCTGCAGACATCTTATCACGAATACCCAACTCAGTCGGGTCATACAATGCACCTGTCATCGCCATCGCAGCTTTTGGCGCATTGCGAGCCATGTACATTTGTGTTGCCTCAAGGATTTCTTCTTTAAGACCTTTAATAATTTCCGAAGTACTAGAAGAGTCAGCATATCCCGCAATCTTTTTAGCTTGTACCATATCGCCGTTTGCCTGTTCAAACAAAACGTCTAAGAATACTTTTTGCTTCATTGTAAGTTCTCTAGCCATTAATCTGTAAGTTCCTTTACAAACTTCTTTACATTTTTTGCTGCCTTATTAATTTTATCCTCAATAGTATGAGGTAAAAAACTGGTTGTCTTATTTGGATTTTTACCCGTATGATACATTTGACCTTTAGTACCTTTTACTTTAGTAATATATCCCATCAAAATTCTCCATTGTGCATTGCATTAGCCAGCTTTGTAGCCCGACCTTTTACCTGCCTAGCCCATCTGCTATCCAACATTTCTTTTGCGGCTACGTCATACTGTTCTTCGTGGATAGCCGCCCACATCTTTTTAAATTTACAAAGTCTAGGTACACCCAGATTAAATGCCATATCTATAACTATAAGTTGACGTACAGAGTCCAACCTGTCCACGCAAGGGTGCGCACGTACCAGTTCTTCCTCGACAATCTGCACGTCATTTGTTGCTAGATAGACCGCATCAGCTTCAGTGATTCCATATTCATATACATGGTCAATACTAGGAATATCTAATTCATCTAGTTCCTGCTTTGTAATGCCACGGTCTTCTAGGTTTCGTCCAATACCAATAGTATCAATTCCAAGAGTGTCTTTATATACTTGCAGCTTTAAACCTTCTGCGGCTATAAGTTTTTCAATTAAGTAGTCTCTACGATATTTCATATACCAACAGCCCCTATTATACCACACGTATAATTAATAGTTTTCCAAGCACCATCAGATGGTATGCTTTCATGTATAGCCTTTATTTCCAAACACTCAGGCTCACCATCAAACCACTGAATAGTCTGTTTATAACATTCTCCTTGCGGAGTACAGGCTGTTAGTACCAATGCCCAAATTATAGCAGTCATTTTTGTTCATGCCCCATCCATACAGCAAAGGCACCAGTCATTGCACCAACTACAGTAGATACGAATGCAGTCTGCTGTGTTGTAGCTGCTGGGCCTAAGTCCATAAACCACTGCACAACTTGATAAGCCATTAATGTCATCGCCAACATCATTGCTCTAGGTAGCAGTTTCCACGCTAGAATCTTTTCCATTGTGTACGTCATTTTTTACCAAAGAATTTTGTAGCTGAACGTACCCCAAAAGAAGCGGCAACGATAACTCCCAAGGAATATTGATACCACTCAGGCATTGCTTGTAACTGTAAGAATCCATTTGCCACCACCTCTTCCATGCCGGGAATAAATGCCAGTATCAACGGTATGCTGAAAAGAATAGTAAGCCACTCATCTTTCCATGAAGATGCGCTACCTTTAGCCATCTCCAAATCCCAGTCAATTTCACCCGTAGCTTTTTTCTGCATCACGATAGCTTCCGCTTCTGCCTTGGCTACACGTGTCTTTGCTTGGGCTTTCTTTTCTTCTACCTTGCCTGACATCCATGTGCCAGCAAGTTCAGCAATAGGTCCAATAAGTAAATTAAGCATTAGGCTCCCCGTCTGAACTTTGCGGTTTTCTTTGATATACTTTTAGGCTGCTTGACGAATTGCTTACCAGCAGCAGTTCCTTTTCTTTTAGCAGCGGTGGTGGCTGCGTACTCCTGCGACGAAAGCGATTTGATAGCAGCCTCTGGTAAGTAACGCTCACCTGTTTTGGCGGAAGGTTTCCCACTCTTGGTTCTCCACTTTTGCTTCGTCCAGTTCTTTAAACTTTGTTGTGGTGATTTTAATGCCATGAATAAGTTATACCATTATCCTACACAATTGTCAAGAGAAAAATTAAAAGACCTATACCTATAGCAGCTATTAGTCCTATACCTGCAGCAATCTTTATGTTCTCCATCATTTCATTGTGCCGCTTTATTGCTTCACGTTTTGCTTGCAGCGCAGCTTCTTTTGCTTCTTGTATACGCTTGGTTCTAATATCTACAATACTTTGCCACGTACCGGGGCCAAAACGTAAGTCAATCATAGTGCGCATCTCTTGTATTTTTTCTTGCGCTAGTCTAGCATCTATAACTTCTTGTGCTACAGATTGTATTCCAAACTGGTCGGCTATACCTGAACCAGATTTCTTAGCCCTTTGTTGCTGTACTTGCTTTTCGCCCTCAAGTAGATTGTCTACGTATTTTGCGATGTCGCCAATATCGTTGGCGGTATTGATGGTAGATTTAATACCATCTACGGCACTCTTTACCAGTGCAATACCCGCAAGGGCTTCTGCAATCATCTCTGTTCCTCATTGGTTGGTTGATAGTCATTTGTTTTTACGCTGCCAGTGCGGGATTACTAGCATCCAGTTGCATCCACTTAGACCACTCTGCGTAGTAGTGTCGCATACCTACTTCATCGTGGATTGTGCTATTCTCATGTCGTCCATGCAAGATGTTACGGGGTTCTGTGCCTTCTCGCATTGTAGTGCCTTGACCTGCGACACCAATCAGGTCTTCATGTAAGTTTCTACCAAACGGCCCCCAGATTGAGTTATGGTGTTTGATACGTGTCTGTCTTTCTTCGGGGGTATCTTTCTTTAAGCCATAGCCACGGAACTCAATCAGTACTTTGTTTGGTCCTAGCGGTGTTACGCTGTCACTACGATATGCACTGCCACGTAAGTTAAAGTTGTAGCCGGGAAATAAATCTACCATATACCACTGGTTAGGTGGAAGGTTAGGGAAACTAAGTTCTCCTCTGTCTTCAAAACCATCGTACTCTTCGTAGTTAACTGTAAAGCTACTGACGTTGACGTGTCCGTTATCAAATGGGATATTTTTTCTAGCAAAGTACTCATCGTTAAATCCTGACACACGGTTAAAGTAATGCATAAAGTCGTGGTAGAACTCTGAATTAGTATCATGCCACAGTTTGTAATTAGTATCTATTACTGCCTTGTGGTAATGAAACACTTCCATCTCTTCAGTGTCAATAGCATCAGCAATACAATCAAACGCACCTGCTGTCCATTCGTCTACGCTTTGTGTTGGATTAGGGTCTAGTGTCACCCAGACCATTCCGCCGTGTTTTATTTCGCAGTGTAGTTCTGGTTCAAGCGATACCATAGGTACAGCCAATGTTCCACTTGGTTTACTTATAGTGTGGTTTTTATATGCTTTGACGCCATCGCCTGTATTCCATGCAATAACATTTACACCAGCTATTTGCGTTGTTCTAAAGTTACCCTTGTTGTACATCTCACTGATGTGACACATAGGCACCCATACTTTGGAAAATATGTTTTCTTGTTCCTGCTCATATAGGCTGTGGTCTGAATATATAAGCGAATTGATGTGTTCTACTTTAGGTTTCTTTGTCCAGTCTTTATGATTACGTGGTGCCATAGTTTACTCTACAATCTCCAATATATTACCATCTTCTATTTTAACTTTTAATTCTTTGCAAGACCACTTTTCTGAATAGCCTACATTACGATGTATTTTTCTTCGGATAGAAAGACATTCAGAAAGCGAAGGGTACGGTGTGTATTCAACCTTTTCACCATTCATTACCAATAATAAAACAAAAGTAAGTTCAACCACCGTTCCGCAACTTCTCTATATTCTCTTCAAGGCTAGTAATCCGTTTCTCATAAAACTCTAGCGTTAGTTTTTGTTGCTGGTCATAAGGTGCTTTGCCACCTTCTATCTCATTCTGCAACTTTTCTAGTTCACTAGCTATATGCTCAATCAACATAAACTGTTCACTGTCTGCTGGTAAGCTACCCATCTCACCACGAGGCCACTTAATGCGGAACTCTGTATTCTGTTCCAAGTCAGCCTTCATCATAGTGAGGTTAGTTTCTAACTGATTCAACCGTTCTATAATACCAAAGTATGCCCACGTTGCCACAGAAGCGGCAGCAACCATGCTTATGATATTACGTAGAGGTAATGCAACCTCTGTATTCTCATTGAGTTTCGTTGGCATTTGGTGTCACTGTTGTGCAAAAGCACTCTTCCTTTGTGTTGTCAAACCCATGCTCTGTCAATGCCACATGGCATTTAGACAGCCATTCATGGGTGTCATATACTTTTGTTTCCACCTCTACTGCATTGGCAGTTATGACGCAGAACATTACAACGCTAAGATTTGTAACCACCGCCAGCCTTTTTATAAGCAGACGCAAGCATTTGCGCTTTACGTGCTGACCACTGACCTGCGCCGCCGCCTTTAGTGCCAGCTTTAATACGTTGGAATTGCCGCTTACGCATTGCAGGTTTTGTGTAGTTACCTGCTTTATTTACAGTGCTTTTCTTTCTAGGTGCCATAATCTCCTACCTTGCTGGATCAAAATATTCTTCTACAGATACTGTAACATCTAAAGTCATACCACTTTCTATATATGATAATATTTTATCTTTCTGATGTAAAGTAAAAAAGTTACCAGACACTACGTCATGTGTACTGTGACCCGACATACTTAAACCATTTACTAGATTATAGTATGATGTGTCATCGTTGTGGTAAAATTGTATATATGCTTTCTTGTTACTATTAGTGCCATTGCTTAAATGTAAAAATCTAACAATAGCACTATAGTTATCTGGCACAGTATAAACAACATCAGCACTTGCATCAGCAGAGGTGCTTGTTACTGTTTTACTTTCTGTGGTAAACTTAGATACACTAAGGTCTGGCATTATCATTCCAGTCTAATACACGCTTGTGCATTTTCCAAAACCAGTTACCGATACGGGTAAAAGGCTTGCCCATATAAAGCAAAGCCCACCCAAAGTATTTTACTGCTTGCTTCCTCATTTCTTCTTTGCCATTCCGCCACGCATCATTTTCTTTTTAGCCATCTTAGCCATGCCGCCGCCACGCATCTTCTTGGCTGCTACACCACCACCACGCATCTTTTTAGATGCCATTTTAGCCATTCCACCGCCACGCATTTTTTTCTTAGCTACCATTTCTAAGTTCCCTTCTATCTAATACTAGACTCTTATACACTTCTTCTGGAAAGTGTTCGTAATACCCAGACTTCTCCAGACTTAATGCTGCATCGTCTAGTGTAGACAGTCTCTGTACAAACACCATGCAGTACACAAGACCCTCATCTGTTGCGTCCTCATCAACTAGGAAATCCAGACCCGCCTCTTCAGCGTCATAGTCTGGATGAAACACCATGAGATGCATATCTTTACCTGCTATGGACATGGCTTCGTTTATGCCATCACAATATCCATCTAGGTATTCCATGTCAGGTAGGTATTGATTTGCCCACACTACTATATCATAGTCGTGCTGTTCAAACTGTTTGACTTCAGATACTAGCCCCTCTAGTCCTGTATTGATACTGAAGGATACTTTATTATCTAACCACGCTTGTTTAGCATAGGGACAGGGTGGTAGGCCGTTTAGTTTTGCATTTGGTACTTCTAGGAAGTCGTGCGACCACTTACGTATGTCAGCTTCTACTGGATGCATTACGAGTTTTTAATTTTGTTATATGCTTCCAAACCTTTTGGGCCACTAGCCTTTAATGCACGTAGACCAGCATTGTCGGTGACAGCACCGCCATTAGAATACATATGTGGCTTGCCGTTTGCCATACCACCACGCATCATCTGTGCTTTCTTTTTACCTTTAGGAAACTCAGCCATACCTATGCCAATAGAGATGACAGGCACTTTCTTTGTAGCCTTGCCACCTTTAGACATTTCTCTACGCCCACCCATTACAAGAGAAGGCGGCGGTGTATCTTCACCACGCTTCTTTAGTTCTGTAATAGCAGCACGTACTTCTTTTTGTGACGCACCACTACCTTTGTTTAACATAGCATTTAGTTGGGACGTAGATTTGTCGGATAGTTTATCAGCCATTACTTTTTCTTTCTATTGTCTACAATTTTAACTGGGTTCACATAGTTTTTGGTAGGCATACCACCACGATTCATATCGGTAGTAGGCTTAACCCCAGCACCATATCGCTTTTCCAAATCTTTTAGTTTGCGAAGCATAATTTCCATTTGCTCATCAGATAGATTAGGGTCTTTATCTAGTTTATTTAAAGTAGCTTTGTACTCACGCTTTGCACCAGCCAATGCTTTAGCACGTTCACCCGAAGTAATACGTGTTTTACTTGCTGTACCCATACCCGATTCTTTTTGTGCAGTCTTATCTTTGCTTTGTAAAGTATTAGCTGGTTTCTTTTGATTTTCTTTTAGCTTTCTTGCTTTAGCAGCTTCTCTAGCCAGCTTTGCTTTATCAGCTTTGGACAGTACTTTGCTTGCACCTTTTGTGAACAGTTTTCCCAATCCCATAATATTACCCCTTGTTCTTTTTAGATGAACGAATAGCAGAAGCAACTAAGTTTTGTGTTTTCTTAGCTGCTTTCTTTTTATTTGCTAGTGCCGTAGGCTTTTTCTTTTTCATAGCAATCGCAGCCATCTCAGACTTTGACATACCTGCATATGGGTTTCTGCTTTTAGGCAGAGCAGATGCTGTGGTAGTTGTAGTTTTACCACCTGTACGTTTTACAATTTTAGAATTAGGATTATCAATGTTTGCCTGTTGTAATTTAGACACAGGGTTCTTTGCAAGCGTACCATCTTTCTTTACACGATAATGTTTACCACCTACTTTTTTAACTTGTACGTCCTTACCAAATACACTGATGGTTGTTGTACCCGGAGTAGTTTTGGTTGTAGTCTTGGTAGGTGTCTTAATAGACTGTCCCGGTTTAATCTTGTTAGCATTTTTAATTTGAGGATTTGCTGCCATCAATGCTTTTAGTGTAGTCCCCATATTTTTAGCGATTTGTGACAACGTGTCACCGCTTTTAACTTTGTAAGCCATAGGTGAGTTCCTTTCAAATTACCATTTAACTTTATGCGACCAATATTTTGCAGACAGCTTTGTGGTCGGCTTACCCTGCGCATCGTGTCTTGCGTAGTACGACTTCTTACGTGCTTTGTCCTTTGCTGTCGTAGGACTCTTGCCAGCACCTTTCACGCCCTGCTGACCGAAGCGTATAAACTTATACTTGCCACCCTCTGATGCCATCACGCAATGTGACTTAGTTGGATGCTTGGGTGTCCGTTTGGGTTTGTTAACGCCAGACAGACCTTCCTCTTTCATTTTGTTTTTGACACGTTCAGGTATTGCCATTACGTACTTAATCCTTTTTGTGGCATAGCCATATCTAAGTCAACCTTAGTACACCTTGCTCGCCAGTCAATTATATCGCCAGCATCTACCATTGACTGATGATACTGCATAACATACTCTGTGCTAGGGCATTCCTGTACAACGTCACTGTGGGCTTTAACTTGACCATCAGGAGTTATGATTACGGATAGGTATAGGAAGAATGAAACCATTATTCATCTTTCTCTGTCCATCCCTCTGCTCGCATAGCATCTTCTACGTGCTTCAAAGTAAATGAACGCCCGTAATGGGCTTCAACTGCACTACGCACATAGAATACATCACTATGAGGTATATGCAGTCGGTCTAATGAATTGTTACGAATAGCATCGTAGAATGCTTCAAGAACATTATCTGTGTATAGTTTTACAGATTTCTTAGCCATTGTCAAGAACTTTCTTTGTATAGGCACGGATAATCTTTGCACAAAGGAGTACACTGTAAGTGTTATCACTTAGAGTGCATTAACAAAGAAAATTTAGTAGAGACTAACTTATAGTACATTTAAGTGTTATAGTTAATAAGTTTTTTAAGAATTATTATATAACATTTAAGTGTATCACTTTAAGTGTGTTTAGTTATACATAATTATACCAGATTTTTTATAGGCTGTCAACCCCCCTTTTGCAAAATAGTTCAAATGGTCCATACACCCCCTTACAGTTGCCTATTATTTAGGCAGTTGCACAATACTTGTGCATATAGATATTGACAGTTGCTCTTGTGGTTAACAGTCAATTTACCTAATCTGTGTATTTATGTGTATATACGTACCGCTACCCCCGGCATGGCTCCTGCCTACCCCCTTGCCTTATGCGTCATGTGTGCGCATGTGTGCCTGTGTCTGCGCATAATGTGGGCATGATGTGTGCATGAGGCACAACATGATGTGTGTATCATGTGCTGTGTGTCCATATATGCGAGGCAGTCAACTGTTATGGTATCAGTTGCCATCACGATATGTCACAGTGTGTTGCAAATATGTCACAATGGGGTAACGGAGCAAGGCGGAGCATATGTACCCCCATAGGGGGTGGTGGCTGACTTAACAAGTCCGATGTCGGACTAAGCAAAGCCTCGTGAGTTTAGCGCAGGTATTTCGGAATAACTTGTTATTCCTGCAATCACATGAAACGGCTTGGGCAGAGGATCACACACAAGGCTTCAACCCAAAACCTTAACTATCTTCTTACGGTTTTACGGGATATAAACCCCTTGAACGTAGTGAAAGGGGATATATCCCTATAAAACCTAAAGATAGATAAGAGGATACCGAAATGCAAAACTCAACTCAAACTGCCAACACTTTGGAAATCCAAGGCAAGGAACTTGCCGCAGAGTACAAAACTCGTACAGCTAAAGCTGACCGGATTATGTTCAACTTCAAGAACGACACCGCCGAGAATGGCTTCGACACACGGCTTGGAAAGCTGATGCAAAGCCTACGTTTGGAGGGTGGTCAGCGTATTTCGACTGACAGACTTCGTGACTGTGGTATTGCTTCAATACCAAAGCAAAGACGTTCCGATGCTGAGTGGTATGTAAATACCAAAGCCGAAGCAGATGCTTTCAACAAGAAAGCAAAGAAAGGTTTCAAGAACCTTTCAGCTTTGCGTAAAGCAATGGCACAAGCTGTTAAAGCAGATGAGCCAAAGCAACCTACAGAGTCTACTGACTCTGATGTTAAGTCCGATGTCGGACTAGACAACAACGTAGTTGAGGTTGTTGAAAAGCTGACTCCCGAAGAAATCGGCATCAAGATGGTTGACATGTGCCAAGAGAACAGCGTAAACCTTGCAGATGTTCTTGCACTATTCATGGTTCCAAAGGCAGAATATGCTGAGTTGCCAAACAACAAAAAGGCAGTAGCTTAATGCTACTGTCTACCTTTTCTAAAACCTTTTACGGAGTAAATACTATGATTGATTTTATCATCGCATTGTTTCTAATCGTTACCAGTGCAGTCATTGGCTTGCTATCTGTCATGTCACTAGCGGCTGGTGTGCCGGGTATGGGTTGGGTTGCCCTTGGCTGTGTGGCTTGCTTTGTCGGTGGCTGGGCAATCATTGCAACGGAGTTATCATAATGGCTAGACAATTCATCACCCCAATGGGTCGCCACAAGCCTATTCGCTCAAGCTGGGCGGCTATGGATACACAGGCTTTCAGCCGGTCATATGAGCCTGAGACACGGCCTGAGTTTCGGGTTTATGTGACAGGTCAAGCTGATGCCGCAAAGCGTGACTATGAGGATCGTGTCAAGCGTGACGCACAACGAAAACAGCTTGCAAAACGCATTGCCGAATTGCAAGAACTTGGCTTGGCTTAGTGTGTAACGTGTAATACACTAGAACACTAGTGATAGTGTATTACACTTATACAACACTTAACAGAAAGGTGATTGACCTGATTCCATGATGACTTAATGCCGCTATGAAAGCGTAATACATTTACCTATTGCTTCCCGTTAGTAAGCATGGTATATGGGCGAGACAAGATGCCTTTGGCGTCATGGAATCCGGTGAATTACCTTAGTCCGATGTCGGACTTAACCAAACGGAGTTTGATATGCAAAATCGTAAAGATGAATTGATACAAACATTGTGGGACTTGTTCAAGGATGTACACGGTGTACGTCCTCGTGGCAGGGACTATGACCGTTGGTCAGTGACTGACCTTGAGTGGGAAGTCGCCATGCTACAGCGTCAGCTTGAGGATGACTTGCGCTGGGAGCGTGAGCAGGAAGACCGTGCAATCAATGCTTGCATGGACTGTGGTGCCAGTGACATAGCTACGGCTATGCGTTGGCTGGAAGATGCTTATGAAATGGAGTGGGTGTAATGACTTATCAGATACTAGGCGTTGGCAATAATGCCAAAACAATCAAGGGTGATGGCTCAGAATATGTCACAGCTATCCGCTATCTCAAGCCGTTCAAGACCATGTTCAAGGGCAAGGTGCATAACCTATGTGCTATGGCTGAGACAGCCAAGTGCCATGTGGGTTGCCTGAATACCGCAGGGCGTGGTGCTATGAACGCTGTGCAACGTGGTCGTGAACGCAAGACTATGTGGATGCTGTCTGACCCTATCGGGTTCTATGATGCCTTGAACAAGGATATTGAGACATTCATTCGCCGCCAACTCAAGAATGGCATCACGCCGTGTATCCGTCTGGGTGGCACGGATGACAAGGGTGACGCTATCAAGCTGGCACCAAATTATCCTGATGCACAGTTTTATGATTACACAAAGGTAATCAAACGTGCCTATCAAAAGTTGCCTGACAACTACCATATCACCTTGTCATACAGCGAAGCGGATATGAAGTATGCTGATGCTGTGGTCATGGCTGTGGTCAAGACAGGTGTCAACATGGCTGTGGTATTCCGTGACAAGCTACCTGATACATTCCGTGGCTTGCGTGTCATTGACGGCGACAAGGATGACTTGCGCTTCCTTGACCCGAAGGGTGTAGTCGTTGGCTTGATTGCCAAGGGCAAGGCTAAGAAGGATACGTCAGGCTTTGTGATTGACACAGCTTAACCTCTTATGTATATCTTATGTAACATATATACTGATACTTTAGTGAAGTATATATTGTTACTTAGATATACTAGACAAGTCCGATGTCGGACTAACGGAGATTACAATGCGTATCAGACCTATCAATCCTGTGGCGAAGGCAGTGGCACAGTCACGCCGCAGGACAACCGTTGTGCCAGACAAAACTAAATACAATCGTAAAAAGGATAAAGACGATGCTAACAAAACACGAAAAGCTAATGACTGAGTTTGACCACGATTGGAATGACTTGTCACTCTTTGAGAAATTGCCAGTGCGTAAGACTGCTAATCCAAAGCGTGACAACTGGAAGCGTGACCGCAAGGCGGCTCGTAATGCAAAGCGCACAATGCAGGAGAAAAGCTATGGGTAAGTATAGACTTTATTGGAATCTACACAAAAAGAAATGGTCACTGCAAGACCGCAAGACTGGTCGTGTTCAGCAACACGTTACTGCGTTCACAATGTATGACGCAAAGTTTGTGGTGCGTCCTGCTGGGCAAGCCAAGGTGCGTAGCGAAGGCAGAAAGAATGTTCATGCCTTTGCTGTCGGCACTGCTGGCTTTCGTGATGGCATTGCTATTCGTGGTCATGGCAGACCAGTCACATACAACCCATATGTGAATGACACGTTTGTATTCGCTGACACTGGTGAGCCAGTGACTGAGGTGCAAGCTATCTCTGTATACACTGAGAATGGTAAACCCAAAGTGTATGCAATCCCTAAGTCCGATGTCGGACTAACAAACTAACCAACCATAAAGGAGATATTACTATGACAACATTCAACATCGAGAACACAATCAAAGCTGGCACATACTTCAAGCGCACTACAGGTAAGAAGGGACAGGTGCAGGGCAGTGCTGAATTGTCTGCTAAGTTCCTCAAGGTAGAATCCTTGTATCTGGAATTGCACGGCAAGCGTATGGGGCGTGAAGCATTCTATGATATGTGCCTCAAGTATGCTCGTGCTACAAAGGCAGATGTTGGTGGATACCTACAGTACATGGCACAGGACATTGCTGGCATCTTCCTCGACAAGATGCACAAAGAGATTGGCAAAGAGGTGCGCCTCAATCGTCAACGCAAAGAGCAGCGCAAGAATGGTATCACGATTCATCTGGGTACACATGAACTGTATACTGTAGACTTAGCTAGAGCCAAGACTGGCAGAAAGGTAGCATCATAATGTATTGGGAAGTTGGAATCAAAATGAATGGCATCAGTGGTGTGTACAATGTACACCCACAGCCACTTGACCAGCCTGTGTGGAATAGCGCAGTTGAACATGCACTTGACATGGCACAGGCATTGTATCCACAGTCACACATTGAACTTGAGTTCGTCAAAGAGTTTGACGGTGACTAATTGTGTGACTGCATTATGCATGTACAATCAGATGCCGTGGGATGATGTATTCATTGGCGGTTATCTGGTTGTATCTGTAGTTGGAATATGTTATATAATATATAAACTGTTTAAGGATGAAGATGATGGCTAACCTAGTCAAACATATTTGCGTATACTGCAAAAGTGTGCAGTACATACCAACACGATTGCGTAACCTGATTAGCAAGATGTATTGCTACATATGTGGCAAGAGCATTGAGGAAACAGAGGCAGAGATACCTAAGTATCTGTCTGGAAAAAATAAGGAGAATGGTGATGACTGACGATTCAACACTACACATACCAGAGTTTGCACATGGCTACCTGCTTGCCTACTCATTGTATTTCTCTGTCGAAATCAAAGACGCAGGTGATGATACATGGGAGCAGGTAATGGATGTACCTACATTTGCAGGTGAACACTGCGACTACCAGACGTATGATTTGAATTTCTGGTATGATGACCTTGAAGATGCATGGCATTGTACTGCATATGAAGTGTGGTTCGATGAAGCTAATGAAGCACACACTAAGGTGCAGGAACACAGGAGATTGTGGTAATGAACTGCTGGCACTGTAATACAGAACTAATATGGGGGTGTGACCATGATGCAGAAGCGTATGGATGTGAAGATACATACTCAATAGTGTCTAATTTGCATTGCCCCAACTGTGGCTGTGATGTAGATGTATACTTACCAAAGGAGATTGATGATGATTAAACTATACAACCTAATCATGGACACAAGGTATAATCCGCTGTCCAACATACCTGACACAAACACACGGCACATGGTCATGCAAATACTGGCATGGATGTGGTGCATTATCTTCTCTATGTGGGTAGGCTCTGTCGTTGTGTTCGGTATCAGTGCCGCACTACACGCCTTGTTGATAGCTGGTGTGTTCATTACGGCAGGTGTATTTGAAACAGCAAGACGCAAGCCTAACTATTTCGGTGGGCTTGGCAGAGGCAATGGAGGTGAGCATGAGTAAGCTATGGCACAAAGTGAAATATTATTACCTCACGCATGATGGCATTGAAATGTTTTTGTTTGCCTGTATCTTTGCCTTTTTGGGCTGGATGGCTTATCATGCAGTAGCAGGTATCATAGGAAGGATAATGACATGAATAGATTTCTAATTGAACAGGAGCCTAATGACATAGCCAAGTCACTATGTGACCAGCATATTGTCAAGATGCCACTGGAAGAAGCACAGATGCTATGCACTAGCGTATGGCATCATGCACCAGAGTATGCAAGGGAGTTGGAGTTGTACAAACCTGTGCATCAGAAACATCCTTGCACCCTATGGGCAATGAAGACACGAGCAAACTTTGTGTTCGCCTTTAACCTATACACATCAATGCTGTGCGAGTATCACCACAGGTATGAAAAGTGGCACGGTGCAGGTAACCCAAGCACAACCAACAAGAATGCAAGGCCACAGCATTTGCTTGAGGCACAGTACTTCATACCCGAAGGTGCATTGACTGCACACCCACAGTGCTTCAGTGGACACGATGACTGCAAGACAGATGAGGATTGGCCTATCGTTGCATATCGTGCGTTCTACAAGGTTGACAAGTCTAGCTTTGCTAGGTATAACAAGGGAAGGAGTATGCCGGAATGGATGCAATAGTATTTATATTCGTAGTGTTACCACTATTAACTTTATTATTATAAAGGAGATATGATATGGCGAAGAAGCTAGAGAACATGACAACAGATGAACGCATTGCATATTGGGCAGAGCAGCGTGAAAAGGAACGTATCCAACGCCGTGACCGCATAGGCAAGCTGTCCATTGAACAACGTGCGGCTGTTATATCGGTATACAATTTGCTCGACAGTGTACTAGACGTTGCACTGTACCCAGACATGGGCGGCATCAAGATGGTGTCTGCGTATGACCTACAAGAACTGTCCGATGCAAAGGACACACTTGAATTTCAATTCAATCTGAAAGGAGAATAGATATGCCATTAGAATATATCCCTGAGAACCTCGACTTTGATGTAACCTTTGAGCCTACTCGTGTAGCTGACAAGAAGTATGTCATCGACAATAACACTGGCGAACCTATTGCTATCGTGGGCAAGGACTTCACCTGTGCATCACATGGTGATTTCTTTCGTGACGTTATGTCAACAGTGACAGACAACCTGACTGATGAGCAGACAGATGGTGCGTCTATTGTGTGGCGTGATGCTCACCGCAATGGCTGGGCTATGATGGACATGACCCTGCCTAACATGAAGCATACTATCGTGACACCCAAGCACGAGACTGAGATTGCACAGCGCATCATTGCATTGCATGGTGTGGATGGCACGTGTTCAAACACGGTGCTGTTTGGTGCTATTGATTTCTTCTGCACCAATGGTATGATTCGTGGTGAGCATGACAAGGTACGCCGTAAGAACACTAGCGGCTTCAGCCTTGACCGATTCATCACACAGTTGGGCAAGTCAAACGATGACTTCACTAACTACCATCAGCAGATGCAACGCTGGGCAAACACCCCTGTGCTTGTGAGCAATGTCAAAGCTATGCTTGAATCACTGCTCAAGTCTGACCGTACAGCAGACAAGATGCTTACCTTGTACAACCAAGAAGCTGGTGTGCGTGGTGAGAATGCATGGGCATTGTACTCTGCCTTCACCAACTATGCCAGCTATGCTGATGAGCGTAATGGCTTCAAGCTGCGTAACACTGGCGGTGATACCAACGCTGTTAACATGTTCAAGCGTGAGCATGAAGTGTCACAGTGGATTGAAAGCAAGCAGTTCAAGGAGTTGATTGCAGCATGACACGTCACATTATCATAGACCATGATGACAACGAAAAGGTATCTTACTGGACACTCAGTGAGATACTTACCGAAATCAATCGGGATAGGTCTTCCGAATGGACAGACTATGATGAGTCCGATTGGCGTGAGGGATTAGAACACTGGACTAATCTTGAGTACGTTGGCAAGGAAATTGAGAAGCAATTTTGGACTGACCTCGCAGACAAACGAGATAGTATGCTTCTTAAATATAAGAAGGAGATGGGTTTATGAAGACTGTAAAACATCTTGTGGATAAGTACTACAATTCCAATGATTTCAAGATGTTACGAAGCAGAACTAAGAAAGACTATAAATACTTTCTTGGCATCATGCTAGATGATTTTGGCTCTGTGAAATTTTGTGAACTCACAAGTAAGCAAGCCAAACATGCATACGAAGGCTGGGTTGAGCGAGGCATTAGCCTTGCCAACCACGTCTG